GCTTGGCAACAGGCAGGCGGTTACGATGTGGACGGTTTGGCACGAAACCCGTTCACGCCTGAAAAGAGCCGTCGCAGCCCTCGAAGTGTTGCGGAAATATGCGGACAAAGACACCTCCGACCGCATAGCCGTAAGTCTTGAAGGCATTTACAGCAAGGCTACGGTAAGGTAAACAGAAAATGCCGTCTGAAGGGCTTTCAGACGGCCTGTTGTTTTTTCCTGCAATAGGTGTATAATTCAAATCGTTACCCCTGCGGGGCTTTTCGCACGCCCAAAGGATATGAATTTTTAAGCCCGTACATGACAATGTGCGGGTTTTGTCGTTTTCAGGCCGTCTGAATGTGAGCTTCTGCCTGTACAGGTAGCGGCGTTTGAATTTTCAGACGGCCTGAATAACCTGAAATTTTGGGTTGGAGGGTTCTCCGGCCGGTTTCAGGTTTCTGTGGGCGTTTGCCGTTTGAAGGTGTTCGGCAAAGGCTGTAGGGGCGTGGTTTCACGCTGAGGGGAGAGGATTGCGGACGCTCCCAATCGCCAGAGGGTCGCGCCTCAGTTTTCCTAATGTCGTGTTCTAGCCCCGCGCCTGATTGGTGCGGGGATTTTTTATTGGGAATGCAATAGTTAAATTTTATCTATTAGACGGTTATATTTTGCCAGTAGTTCAAGGTAGGCAACTGCGTATTGCGGGACGCCGATTTTGTGCCAGCGGCTGATCGCCGTCGCAGTGATGCCGAGTCTTTTTGATAAATCGGCCTGTGTAATTTGAGCGGCCTCAAGTAGAGTTAAAAAGTCTGTATTTTTAGCTTGCATAATTGTACTAAGTATGATTTAATGTAATCATTAGTATAACATAGGTAGATTATGAAAGCATTGAGTGTAAAGCAACCGTTTGCTTTTCTGATCGGCAATTGTGAAAAATCAATCGAACTGAGAAGCTGGAAGACAGACTATCGCGGTGATTTGTTGATTTGTGCATCTAAGTCAGAAAAAGACGCGTGGGTTATTTGGGGTGATGAAACACATCAGCTGCCTGCCGGTGTGATGATGTGTGTCGCTGAATTGGTGGATGTTCGTCCTGCCATGCCTGAAGATGCCGAAGATGCTTGCGTGGATGAAATTGAAGAGGGTATCTATGCGTGGGTGCTGGACAATATCCGCCATGTCAGCTTAAAGAAGGTAAACGGCAGGCTTCGCTTGTTTGATGTTGATGATGATTTGATAGAGTTTTCAGATGGTGCGTTTTTTGATGAGGCGCGTCATTTTGAAACAGGCAGGCCTTTTACTGAAAAAAGTATTTGGCTTAAATACGAGTAAACCCGCCGAAAGGCGGTTTTTTATTGGAGATTAGAATGGCTAAAGCAAAAGGCAATTCTTATATTGCAATTGGAGGCGATAGAAATAACTCTTTTGGCCGTGTCGGTTCGTTGGGTTATGGGGCACTTCGTAACACAATTTCCCGCCGTGAGGCTTCAAACCTCGCGCGTCGTAAGTCCATCGGCGGTAAAGGCGGTTAATTATGTCGAATATCCTGTTTGAGACAGTTAAGACGGCAAGCAGGATTTCGGACAGTTGTATTGTGTGCTTTTCGGGCGGCAAAGACAGTATAGTAACGCTGGATTTGTGCGCCCGTTACTTTAAGCGCATCCATGTTGTGTTTATGTACTCTGTGCCGGGCTTGAGTTTTCAAGAGGCAAATTTGCGATGGTATGAGGAAAAATACGGCATTGAGATTGAGCGCATCCCGCATTTTATGATTTCGGAGTGGATGCGGTACGGTATTTTCCGGAAAGAAGATTACTCTATCCCAATTGTGAAGCCGCTTGATGTTTATCAGTATCTGCGCCTGTCGTCTGATGTGTGGTGGATTGCCGCGGGCGAACGAATCGCCGACAGCATTGTCCGTCGCGCCATGATTAAAAACAGCGGCAGTATTGATGACAAGCGCGGGCGGATATACCCGGTGGCGCATTGGAATAAAGCCGAAGTGATGCGCTACATCCAGCATCACAGATTAAAGCTTTCGCCCGAAAGTGCCGTATTGGGACATTCTTTCCGTTCGCTTGAACCGTCCGAAATGGCGTTGTTGAAAAAACACTATCCAGCCGATTACAAGAAAGTGGCGGAATGGTATCCGTTTGTTGAAGCGGCTGTAAGAAACTACGAGATGAATCATGAAGAAAACGTCATTGCAAAAGTTTGAGATGGTAACTGTCCATCGAAGCCAATTGCATGAGCACCCGAAAAATCCGCGGGTAATCGCAGATGGCGCAAAGAAGAAGTTGAAAGACAAAATGCGTCAGGTCGGATTGATTCAGCCGATCACGGTCAATCAGCGTGAAGACGGTACGATGTATATCTTAGGCGGTCATCAACGTTTAGGCGTGATGGATAGTTTAGAGAATTACAAAGACGGCAAAAACGATTATGAGCTTGATGTCGCACTTGTGAGAATTAGTGAGACTGAAGAGCTTGAAATGCTGGTTTTCCTGAATAACCCGTCTGCACAAGGTGGGTGGGATACGGAATTACTGGCAGAGCTAAACCAAGATTTCGGTGTGGACTTCGGCGATATGGGGTTTGACAAGCTCGATGTCGATTTGCTGTTTGACGGCGATGCGCGGTTTAGCGATATGTTTCAAGACAACACGGAAATATCCGAAACAAAAGATGCACTGCGTGAGATAAAAGAACATCGCAAAGAATCCACTGAAAAACTGAAAGAACGCAACAGCGCAGAGATATACACGGTCATCGTCTTTAAGGATGAGAAGGAAAAGGAAGAGTGTATGAAGCTGTTGCATTATCCGAAGTATGAACACTATATCAGCGGCAGTGCGGTCATTGAGGCGGTAGGGAAATGAGTGAAGAGGGGAAAAGCGGCGCAGGTCGCCCAAAGTGTGAACTTACAAAAGACCAAATAGAACAAATCGAAACCCTTGCTTCCGTTTTGAGTATTGAGCACATTGCAAATTACTTTGGTATAAGCAAGGTAACGTTCTATAAAATGATGGATGAGAATCCGGAGATAGTTGAACGCTATAAAAGAGGTAAGGCAAAAGCCATTGGCACGGCCGGCAAAAGCCTGTTAGATAAGGTTCGAGAAGGCAACCTTACGGCAATTATCTTTTACCTCAAAACGCAAGCCGGATGGCGTGAAACTCAAGTTGTCGATAACGTATCGTCCGACGGTAGCATGACACCGAAGGATAAGGAAGTGCAAATGTCCAAAGAGGATTTGCAGGGCGCATTGTCGGAAGCATTGAAAGAAATTGCAAAATGACATACACAGCGGCGGAAAAACAAGAGGCATTGCGCATAGCTTCGCGGAATAACTTGTTTTACTTCACGCTGAATATGTTTTATCAACGGCGCGGCTATCCATGGATGGTGGCACGGCATCACGCCCTAATCTGCGATGCGCTTGAGCGTGTTTTCAACGGCGAAACGAAACGCCTGATTATCAATATTCCGCCGCGCTACTCGAAAACGGAAATCGCGGTCGTGAACTTTATCGCGTGGGCGATGGGGCGCGTGCCGGATTGCGAGTTTATCCACGCAAGCTATTCGGCAACGCTGGCTGTGAGCAACTCCGTACAGATTCGGAATTTAGTGCAACACGAAGAGTATCGGGCGATATTCCCCGATTTCGCGCTGGCAAGCGAGAGCAGCCATCATTGGAAGACGACGGCAGGCGGCGTGATGTATGCGACAGGCACGGGCGGTACGATTACCGGTTTCGGCGCGGGCAAACACCGCGAGGGATTCGGAGGCGCAATCATACTGGATGATTTGCACAAGGCCGATGAAGCGCGAAGCGAGGTTAGACGGCAAAACGTTATCGACTGGTTTCAAAACACGCTGGAATCACGGAAGAACAGCCCCGATACGCCGATTGTCGTGATTATGCAAAGGCTGCATGAAAACGATATTGCGGGCTGGCTGCTTAATGGCGGCAACGGCGAAGAATGGGAGCACTTGTGCTTACCTGCGATTGAAGACGACGGCACGGCCTTATGGCCTGAAAAACATGATATTGAGACCTTGAGGCGCATGGAACAGGCCGCGCCGTATGTCTTCGCCGGTCAGTATTTGCAAAGGCCTGCGCCACCTGACGGTGGTACGTTCAAGCCTGACAATCTGCAATTTGTGAAAGCCCTGCCCGCCGGGAATATCCGATGGATCCGCGCGTGGGATTTGGCTTCGACCGCAAACGACGGTGACTACACCGCAGGCGGCAGGTTGGGCGTTACCGAAGACGGGCGGTACATCATCGCCAACATTGTGCGCGGCCAATATGGTGCAGACGAAAGGGACAGGATATTGCGCAACACGGCGCAGAAAGACGGCGTGAAAACGAAAATATCTATCCCGCAAGACCCCGGACAGGCGGGTAAGTCGCAAACCCTGTATCTAACCCGCCAACTGGCGGGTTTTTCTGTAACCTCAAGCCCCGAATCGGGCGATAAGGTTACACGCGCCGAACCGTTCGCGGCACAGGTCAATATCGGCAATGTGATGGTGTTGGATGACGGCACATGGGACACGGATGCGCTGATTGCTGAAATGCGGATGTTTCCGAACGGGCAGCATGACGACCAAATCGACTGTTTGAGCCGGGCATTTAACGAATTGATGGTCAGCCGTGGCGAGTTGACGCGCGTCAGCTTCAGGTTGTGAGGCCGTCTGAAAGGTGTGATTTATGGGTGTTTCAAGTAAAACCGCCGCTGTGGCCAAGATGCACAGCCACGGTGTGATGATTGACGCGCTGTTGGGCGGTACGGAGGCAATGCGGGCGGCAGGTAAGGCGTATCTTCCGCAATGGCCGCAGGAGGAAGACGACGGCTATCAGATGCGTCTGGGTACGTCCACCCTTCTGCCGGTTCTGAAGGAAACCATCGGGCAGATGGTCGGGCGGGTTTTCTTCCGCGATATAGGCACGGATAAGGTTTCAGACGGCCTGAAAGACTACCTGCAAAACTTCGACCTGCAAAACAACGCCCTGAATGTGTTTTGTGCCGCATGGTTTGCCGATGCGCTGGCCAAGGGTGCCAGTTATGTGCTGGTGGACTATCCGGACGGAAAGGCAAGGACGAAGGCGGAGGAAAAGGCATTGGGCTTGCGGCCTTATGCGGTGTTTGTCCGCAATTCGGATGTGTTGGGCTTCCGTTATGAGATGCGTCAGGGTCGGCCGGTTTGCACGCAGTTCCGATACCGTCAGGCGGTTACGGAATATGACGGCGATTTCGGCGAACGGACGGTAGAGCAAATCAATGTACATGAGGCAGGCCGCGTCAGGCGTTACCGCATGGATAAAGACGGTAATTGGCTGCTTCACAGCGAGGCCGACCAGTCGCGCAACGGCGAGCCGCTGGGGTTTGTTCCGGTGGTTGATTTGGTGTTGGAAAAGACGGGCTTTTTTGCAGGCCGTCCGCCGTTAATGGAGCTTGCCTATTTGAATGTGAAGCATTGGCAGAGCCAGTCCGACCAAGACAATATTGTCCATTATGTGCGCGTCCCGCTGTTGCAGTATCGCGGCAGCGAGGATGTGCAGAATGTGGTGGCCGCTGCGGGAAATATGATTAGCGTCGGTGCAGACGGCGAGTTGAATTATGTCGAGCATTCGGGGGCGGCCATTTCCGCAGGCGTTACGGCAATTGAGAAGCTGGAAACGGACATGCAGGCGGCCGGCGCGAAGCTGCTGACGCGAACCAAGCTGGCCTTGACCGAGAGTCAGGCGCGTGATGAGGCGGGGCGTGAAATCAGTCTGTTGCGCCATTACGCCAACCTGTTGGAAGACGCAATCGGCCGCGTGCTGGACATGATGGCGGCGTGGCACGGGCTGGATGACGGCGGCGCGGTGGAAATATCGGGCAGCATAGACGACAACGGCAACCCCGAATCGAGCGTGGACGTGCTGGTACGCATGAACGCGGCGGGCGTGTTGAGTAATGAAACGTTGTTCGAGGAGGCCAAACGGCGCGGCCTGCTGTCGGATTACCTGAAATGGGAAGACGAGGCGGCACGGCTGGACGGCCAGTCGGCGGCGGGGTTGGACTTTAGCGGTAAGCGGGACGAAGAAAGGCCGTCTGAATGAATATCGACGAGCAGGCAATACATGACCTTCTGACGCGGCAGATTGATTTGATGCGTTTCGAGCGTTCCGTCGCCCGTGATGCGCTGCGGCAGTTGGAAAGGATGCAGGAGGAAGTTGAAGCGAACCTGCGCCGCCGTGAGTTGTCTGCATTGAACCGTCGGGATTTGGAAAGGCTGTTGTCGGAAATCGACGCGGTGCTGGCGCATTACTACGGCCTGATTGGCGGTATGGTGCAGGAGGCGCAAACCGAAGTAGTGGAAGACGAGCATGAGTGGCTGTTGTGGTGGCTGGGCGGCTTATCGGCGGCGTATGTGCTTGATGGCGCGGTAAAGCCGTTGCCTGCTGCAAGGCTGGCCGATTTGTCCGCACATGCACTGGTCGGCGGCCTGACCTTATCCGAAGCGGTGGCGGCGCAACGGCGCGGGCTGTTCGATGTTTTGAAGCGCACGGTACGGCTGGCGGCGGCAGACGGGGCATCTTTTGACGATGTGGCCGATGTGTTCAAGCGGCAGGCCGCACAGCTTCGGACGCTGACGCGTACATGGGCGGGGAGCATCCAAGGGGCGGTGCATTACGCTTTCGGCAGAATTAACCCGCTGGTTAAAGGCTGGCGGCATGTGGCGGTGTTGGACGGCCATACGAGCGGCATGTGTACGGCGCGGCACGGGCTGGTGTGGGACAAGAAAAAACAGCCTGTCGGCCATGCCTACCCGTTCAGACGGCCTCCGCTGCATCCGAATTGCCGCTCACGGCTGGCATTTGTGTTTAATTTGGCCGCGCCGTTTCACGGTATAACCGGGGAAGATTGGGTAAAAGGCCGTACGTTGCCGCAATTGCAGGAGCAGTTCGGCCACGGCATCGGACAGATGTTGCACGACGGCGAAATATCGCTGGCCGATGCGGTCAGGTCGGATGGGCTGGCATCGGTAACGCTGGCCGAACTGAAGCAGAAAACCTATGCGAAAATGTCAGATGATTTGCGAAACAAGTTGGCAAATCGTAGAATTATCAATATGAATGTGTCTAGGGTTGGTATGCGCTCCGATTGGAATAATTTCCCCGACGTGGTGCTGATGCATAGCAAAAGCACGATTTCGGGGCATTCTCTCTATCAGGCGGCCAAGGGTGGGGATTTGACTGCGGCGGTGGCCTTGGTTGACGACTATCTGAATGACGGTGCGTTGAATGAGATTGGGAAATTACTTGCCCCGCATGAAAATGTGCGGCTACTTCCTGTCCATGCGGTAGAAATGAGCGGACGCAATAAGCTGCCTGCTGCTTATGCGGCGTGGTTGGAGCAGGCTTTCGAGCTGCCGATAGAATACGGCATCGTGCAGGCCGACAAGGTTGGTCGAACCGGCGCGGACGGCTTCGAACGCTTGGTCAAATCGGTGCGTTTTGACGGTGAGGTTGTGGCCGGGCAGAAATACTTGCTGATTGATGATGCCGTTACCCAAGGCGGAACCATTGCCGATTTGCGGGGATATATCGAAAGTTCCGGCGGTATTGTGGTGGGTGTAACCGCCTTGATGGGTAAGCCGCACTCTGCTAGACTGGCGATTACTAAACCTACTTTAGGCCAGCTGCGCAAATCCCTTGGCAGGGACTTTGAAGCGTGGTGGCAGGAGCAATTCGGCTATGACTTCTCAAAACTCACAGAATCGGAAGCACGGTACATCAACAAACAGATCACCCGTTCAGGCGTTGACGCCGTCCGAGATACAATCATTGCGCGAAGACTTGAAACAGTCGGTCATTCAGGCTCGTAAAATTATCGCCGATATAATGGCAAAACGCGGTGCTTAACCGATAAAACCACTCCAAACAACGGGGTGGTTTTTTATTATCCCTTTTTGGGGTTTGCGGCCGTTTTAATCCCCTTGAATCGCAGGAAGTTAAAACGGTTTTTTGTTGCCCGCCGTATGGATATGCGGGGGTGTTTGCGGCGGATGCCGTGTTTTATTGGAGTGTGAAAGATGAAATTGAAATTGGATGAAAACGGTCATGTGGTGGTTTCCGACGGCAAGCCGGTGTATGTGCATGATGACGGGAAGGAAATCCCGTTTGACGCGCCTGCCGCCATGCAGAAAATCAGCGGCCTGAATGCCGAAGCCAAGCAGCACCGCGAAGCCAAAGAGGCGGCGGAAGCGAAGCTGAAGGCGTTTGACGGCATTGAAGATGCGGCAGCGGCTTGAAAGCTGGATAACGGGTTTCAGACGGCCTTCCGATTTATTTATCCACTACCTTGCCCAGCTTCTGGGGAACGGCCTTTTCTGCGTGACAGGCGCAAACTCAAACACTTTCTTGCGTGCATTCCATTGTAGCGGACGGATACAATTTTGATATTGTGCGCGTACTTT